CAAACCCTATCAAAAGCAATCTCGAAAGTTTTAAGGTTAGTATTTTCTTTATAGTCAGCTTCATATGCTTGTTGTAATTGTTCGTCAGTATAGATAATGCTTTTGAAAGTACGGTCACTGACTGCATTTTTACCCATATCTTCCATCTTCCAGCAATACTCACACTCTCGAGGACGCTCACCGTTTTGCATCATACGGCGCATTTCTTTTTTGTGTTCTGTATTATGAATAGCTGTAAAATTTTCCTGTACTTCTACTAGCGGAATTTGATGTGCAGGTGGATGGTGACAACTTGCAGTTGTACCACTACCTAACCAAGTAGTAGCATTGTACCACTTTGCTCCGCAAAAACTTTTACTTTTACTGTTAAGTACCCTATCTCGATACTGTTGTAAATTTTCTTCAGGCTTCTTTGGCATCCCATTCCTCTAACATTTCTATATATTGTGGAAATACTTCTACAAAATTTTTATTTCTTCTTTTATCATATGCATGTATGTATCGTACAAAGTCAGCTCTGTGTTCCACTGCTGGCTCCGTTGACCTCAAATAATCACAAAGTCTTTGTATTTGATCAAATTCTTCTAGATATATTCTAGCATATTTTTCTTTAGTATAATATTTTAACCATTGTTCACAAACTTTTTCAATAGTATTTGCAATACTTGTTCGATATTCTTTATCTAATAAAGTGCATTGTAAGTGAGGTGGCCAACGCATAATATTAATACTTAACGGTATACGATTAATTTCAAATGTTTTATTGTATTCTTTACGAAAGTCCATAATTAACATTATAAAATCAATAAAACTAGGAAGACTTAACATGTTAACTGTAGTCATTATAGCAACAGATGATTTAGTTTCTTTTAGTAATCTATCTACATTTATTAACCACTTGCTGTAAACTAGCCCGTCTCTTACATATTCTGCTTGTGCGCCTGTGCTTTCAAGGCTAGTATAAACATCAACTTTAACACCAACACTATTTAATGCATTGATTTTTTCTATTAGTTTATCTATTAATTTATTTTCAACACAGGCATTTGTATTGATAGCAACGTCTAACCCTTGACGAGGATTTTCAATTAGATAATCTAGCAACTTCCATGTGTCTTTTGACATTGTAGGTTCGCCGCCTGTAATGCGTAATACTTTTAAATAAGGCAATGCATCAGGAAACCATTTCCAAAATGCAGTAACATATGGATTATCATCACTATGACGATAAGGCATTTTGCCTGTTTTTTCTAAATAATCTAAATGATGAGCACCATGCTTAGTAGGATAAGGTCCATTTTGTTTTACATCTTCCATCCACTTTGAACTAATTTCAGGAGAACAGTACGCACAAGCAAAGTTACATGCATTTGAAAATGATACTTCTAAGTAACTAGGATAAACATTTTCTCCAGGGTCACTGGTTGCTATTTCTTCAAATCTATCCCATGCCCAAGTATCTGCTGTTTTGTAATGACGATCACTAAAATAGTCTTTGCCTAAATCTTCTATCTTCCAACAATATTCGCATTCTTTAGGCCTGTTACCTAAAATCATATCAAGTCTTTGTTGTTTTTTATATTGACTGTTATGCAGTGCAGCAGGGTCTTTTTCAATTTCTTCTAAAGGAATTTTATGCGGTGCTGGATGGTGGCAACTGTGATTGTATCCATTTTGTAATAGCAGTGTAGTTTGCAGCCATTTAGCCGTACAGAAGCTACAACTAACATTGTTAATTTTTTCACGCTTTTCTTCTAGTATTTTTATACGCTGTTCGTTACTCATCTAGATCTAATAATCCTTGGTGTATTTTGATATACTGCCTTAAAGAACTTGCTTTGTTCTGCATCTAACGGTTTAGTAGACATATCAACACCTGTGCCTTTTAGTATTTCAAATCCTAAACGTTCTGCTTCTTCTTCTGGGTTTAGATTTTTTACATCACTTTCCCAAAAGTTGTTTAGCCATTCAAAGTCACGCACATTAGCATAATCCCAATCTGTACAGTTTGTCATATAACAGCCTTGTCGTGCGCCTAATATACTCCATATGCCGTTTTTTACATCTGCTCCAACTTGACTCCATATAAGTAATCGTTGATAGTTTTGCCACCATACCTTACGCAAGTCATTTACTTTTGCGCCTTGATCTAAACTCATTTTAACACCTTCACGGAAGCCTGCTCTCCAAGACTGCCACGGTGTAGCATTAGTATATGAAACGCTGTAGTTCTCGTTAAATTGATAATACTTGTCGTCAAAGCAAAATTCAACTTTTCCACGTTCGTCGCCTTCTTCACTGTGTTCATGTGTTTTCATATTGTGAACAAATTTGCGTGTCCACATTTTAAGTCCACCGTTGCCGTACATAAGTCCGTTAACGTGTACTTTACCACACCAACTAAAAACATGTTCAGGCGTTAACCCTAATTCTTCATAATCTACTTCAACATTTAAAAATTCTTGATCTATAATATTATCTGCATCTACAGTAATAAAATATTCTGTTTCAGCTAAGTCTGCACACGCCTTATGTGCTGCATCGCTACCATGTACTCCATGTACACGTTTAGCCCAAGGCACTTTCTGACATAAGTCAGCATAGTTCTTTTCTGCGTTTGGTTCGTCGTATGACAAAAAGATAATATCTTGATCTACTATTTTAATAGTACTCATTCTGTCTCCTGAATGTGAAAATAATTTTCAAATGCTTTTCCGCAATATAAACTTACTTTAGGATTTTTAGCAACATCTATATCTTGATCTTTCATTTCAAAACTATCTGTATATAATACATTATACATTTTAATATCAAGTGTGTCTAGTAATACAGCAGGATTATCTTTTTGTGTAACATATACTACTTGATTTTTATCTTTATAATAAAGTGTACTCGATAATAACTCTCTTAGTTCTTCTGTTAAACTAATAGTCCACGTAGCAGTTTTTAAATTTTGTTTAATTAAAAATGCATTATTTGTATCTATAGTATCAACTATAGGTAATCTGTGAACACTTTTATCAACATCAAATTCAGATAAATCTTTATGTTTAAATTTAATCTCATATTTTAATGTTTTATCGCTAGACGGAACAACCATATAATCATCCATCTTTTTTCTTTCTTCAGCAAAGTCTAACATTGTTTCGCGATCAATTTCAATATAAGGCGTTGAAGTATCTAACTCGTTAGTTAGCTTCCATATATTTCCTGTGTCTTCTCTAAAATTAAGATAAAAGTGTTTTTCCATGTTTTAATTTCTCTATTAATTCATCTGTTAAGAAACTATCTTCTACATAATGTAGTACTCTAGTTTGTAAATAATTTCCTAAAAACAAATTACCTTCATCAGTAAAATATTTTCCAAGAACTTTAGTCCATTTTTGAGGTTTATTATACCATCCTTGTATTAGCGGCTTCATATGTGTAAATGTGATAAAACTGCTAGGGTTAGTAATTTCAGTTTCATTGCCTAATATTTTACTTGCAATAGCTGCTGATAAATCAATACTACACCATTTTTGATATTCGTTTGGAGCATACTTAGAATAAAATAATGCCCAGTTATTCACAATAATTTCAAGTAAATTATAAAATTCTTTTGCAGTTTTACCTTTCTTAAAATAATGTAACGCACTATACAAATTAGGAAGTTCGTTAGCATCAAATGTTTTTCTATAAAATCTGTTAGTTACTAATTCATCTCGATAAGTTCTTACATTGCTTACAAAAAATAAATCATGTTTTCCTAATTCGTTCCACCAATGAGTAATATCACTAGTAATAAGCATGTCAGCTTCTAATACAATAGTTTCTTCATATGGACTAGCATGATAAACTTTCCATCTGTTTTCAATTTTCCATTCGCTATCTTCTGCACTATCAGTCCAAGGTATAGGAATAATTTGATCAAATACACTTTGCCATTCTTTGGGCACAATATCATTAGTAATTAAACTAATCTTTTGATCTTTGTTATAAAGATGCAAACTTAGTGCAAGAGCATATGCTTGACGTACATAATCTGTTTTAGAATTATTTTGTGCCAGCAAACAAAATCCTCTATTCATTTGCTAACTCCTCTGTAATAAATCTATCCAATGCAAATTTATTCATAATATGAATGTTTACATTTTCTGCCTTTCCTACATGGTAGTGTCCTACCCAATGTTTTTTATCTAATAGAAATGTATAACTTTCATCTTCAAGTTTAACTAACACATCTGCATCACTAGTAAACCATAACCTGCCAGGTAAGACTTTTGGCCAATTTGTTCTTTGAAATCCATTTAGTATATGTATGGCTATACTAAATGCAAAATCATTACGATATGTTTTATTTGCAATTTGATATGTAAGTCTATAAAAATTCCAGTTTTCTTTAATATGTGTTATGAGATCAAAAAACAATCTCATACTTTCTGTTTTTTTAAAATAAAAAACAGTTGCCCAATACATATCAACACTTCGGTCGCTAATTTTATTAAATCTATATTCGTCAGGCCTGTCCATATTTAGATCTGTTATGTGTCTAAATATTAAAAAATCTTGATCAGTATCAAATGCATTTAATAAACTATCATTACCAATAATAAAATCGGTATCCATAACAATAGTTTCATCAAATGGCGTAATATCATACGCTGTTACACGATCATGATTGCGCCATTCTAAATCTCTAGTACTCATAGTGCCATCACGATATGTACGCTTTTGCTTACATTCGTACCAGTTTAACTCTAGAACATGATCAATATATCTTTCGTAATAAGGAAATGTGTTTTTAAGATAGTCTGCATTATCCGTAGCAAGAGCTACGGGAAGATTTAGATGTTTTTTAATTTTCTTTGCACAAAATATTGCTTGTTTAATGTAATCAATTGAGTGATTGTTTTGTGCAAACAGTAGTACACCTTTGCTCATAAATCAACAAGACCTTCCACAGTTCTGTTTTTCTTAATCTCGTTGTGTTTGTCAAGATATTCGTAAGAAGTTGTAAAATAAATATCTAATATATCATCTAAAAATTTTTGTAAATCTTCTACATTAACTGGAGTATTGTTATCATCAATAATCACTGCGCTAGTTTGATCGCACTTTATTAATGTGTGACAAAACGTTATAAGATCTCTGTTAACAGAAAATTTACCACCGTTAAGATAGTGTACACAGCTTTCTATAAACTGTTCATGAATAATTCTTCGTTGATTATTCAACGTAACCATATAGTTTGAAAAATCTAATGCTTTTTCTAATCTTTCGTCCATAAATTCCTCCAATTATACTAGTAGTATATAGTCAGAAGGAATATTTGTCAAGTATTATGTGAGACGAAGTTCGGTAACTGTTGCAAAGACTGGCTCAGGAACATTAACATCAGCTGTTTGATTTGGTCGTTTTAGGTCTATTCCAGCGGCCATACTGCCACCGTTTTGGAATACCGGTTCATCAACAGGTGGGCCAATACCTGTTTGGTCACCGCTATCAATGTCGTGAAATTCAAACAAAAATGTAATTGTATTTTGTGAACTATTTCTTTTAGCATAAATGGCAACGTAGTTTTCTGCATATTCTGATTGAGAGCCGTTTTTTTGAAATATAAGTTGGTAGCCCGTAGTTAATTGATAATTACCTAACGCACTTTCAATTCCGCCTGCTCCGTCAACATCGGTGCTTCCGTCTCTAGCTCTGCCTGAACCACTTGGCGACAATGTTGTTGCATTTTTACCAAAAATAACTTGGTCCATGTTACCTAACATTGTTCCCCAGTCTGTATCCTTTGCTGTAGAACCACTAAGTGTTGCACTCAAACGTATTTCACCACCAGCATTAAAAAAATGACGTCTGTGATCGGCACCAGATGCAGTAGTACTAGTTCCATTAGTAGCAGTAGTTGAATAGCCACCATCAAATGTTACACTCATTTCGGTATATATCATAGGGTTAACAGTGTTAACACCCCATTGTGTTGTTCTAGATGAATTTCCAAAAACTCTTCCTGTTGTTAATGAAAATTGTCCACTAGCTATGTTATTAGCATTTGTTTCTATAGAACTAATTGCTGATTCAAAGTCGTTTACACCTTCGTCGTTATCAGGTGAAACAATTGAAAATGTATCTCCTGTAATTCTAGTAACACTAGTTCCAGTTGCGTTTGCACCAATAATATGTGTTGAAGCAATGGTACTGATTCCAGAATTAGAAGAACTTTGATGTTGAGTACATCTGTTAATGTCAAGTCTTAATGCATTCCATTCGTTTCGTGAAATGTTAACAGTACTACCACCAGATATTGCAGTTTTGTATGTTTCAGCCGAAGCAACTACTTGACCATAGCCATTTTGTCCACTGCCGTTTCCCATAACAGCGGTTAATCTATCTATTAGACCAATATAATCGTCATGATCAACTATATCGCCAACTGATACTGCCATAAATTAATCTCCTTCTGATATATCAGATTGTGTACTATATGCAGGAGATTTAACGGATACAAATGATCCTGTAGGTCTTAGTTGTTTAATAATACTAGTTAGTGTTCCTCTAATGAGTTCGTCATCGTTTGGATCACCTACATCGTTATCTTCAAACTCAATACTAAATTGTATTGCTCGGTTGCTTACTTCTTTTGCATAGATAAAGAATCTGTTTTCTGCATAATAATCAGCTTGACCTCTACGTTCAAAGATTTTTTGATAGCTAGTTGTTAAGTCATAGTTTCCAATTGGCTGTAAAAGACCAGCACTTCCAGTCTTTTCAGTTGTATTTGCGCTAAATTTAATTGTTCCCATATTTGTTAAAATGGTCTGCCAATCTGCGCCTTTTTGTGTATTGTCGCCTTCAAGAGTTGCACTTATTTGAATTTGGCCGCCGGCATTAAAAAATGCACGTCTGTGATCAGCATCATCAAAAGTAGCTGTAAAACTATGTACTACAGTACCATTCCATGCTGCAAAACGTGTACTAGTAGTTGCAGTTTCGAGTGTTACTTGAGTTCCGTCAACTACATCTTTGTTAGCTTCTAAAATATTAACAACTGCAACAAATTGATTAAAACCTTTATCAACTACACCTGCAATGTCATTAGCACCAACAGTTTCTCCAGGTTCAAGTTCTAATAAAGAACTAAGACTTCCTGTTTGATGAACTTGAATTCTATTGATATCATCTCTAATTAAATTCATATGTTCAGCTCTAACAATATCATTTGCTAATAATGCCGAACTAACAAGGTCTTGTCCGTAACCTGTATTGGCGAATCCAACACCTAAGATATCTGCAACAGTTTTTTGCAAATCATTATAGTTAGCTGCTGTAATTCTTGACGCTCCGTTTGGATCGTCGGCTCCTCGGACTAAACTTGCCATGTTATCTTCTTCCTATTAAGTGCTACTATTATTTATACTTTCAAAACACACTCGATTAATTTTTCTGCTTCATCGTCACTAGTTTCTAGTGCAATACCTACCATGCATCCTCCGTTAATTGCTGTGCTTGCACAACCGTTATCGTCAACATAAACTGCATCGCCTTTTTTAACTGCACCAATTACACGAACAGGAACACGCCCTTTAAGACCAATAGCTTGGCCGCCTTCTAGTCCTTTATTCATTAAGTAGGCAGGTTCTAATGAAATAACACCGATTGCAATACTGCCTCTATTTGCTGATCTTGTTTCTGCTTCACCTTGTGTTGCTACTGCCATAACTGTTCCTACTGGATAGTCTGCATCTGTAGTATATTTTTCTGCAAGGTCAGCATATAATGCTTCTGTTGCAATGCCTTGAAAATAGTTTGCATAAATGTCACTATCTTGATCTCTTACAACAACAGTATTTGGAGCAGCTGATTTGCTTGGCTTTCTTAGTAAAGTTGCAGGTGGCTCTAAACCGTTAGTAAAATCAAATACATAACTGTCAACATCATCTTCTAATATTAAGCCTCTAGATGCTGTTCCTAAACCAATATATTCTTTAGCAAATATTGATTCCCATGGATACTGTTCTGTACCTAAAGTAGTATTAGTTGGTGATGGTTTATTTTGTGTTTCAGTGCCGTTAGTAAATCCAGGAATAACAGAATTTGACAATACTTGTAAAGAGTTAACAACAACGCCTGAGTTGTTTTTTGCTTTAAATGCAATAGTACCGCCAGTTTCGTTAGATATAACAGGTCTTTCTACTTGTGTACCATTGCCTGTAATAATTTCTTGTTTAATTTTTAAATCGTTAGAATCGCCAATTGCAATACCTAAATCTGAAAAACGAGCTAATTGACTAAAATTAGCATCTGTTTTAACTACATATTCAGATGCTGACTTTCCTCCAAGTTTTTCAGAGTTAGTAGAAGTACCAACTAATCTCCAATCACCTGAAGTAATGCCGCCGCTTCCATCTAATGTATTTTTTAGGGTAATACCTTGACGTATTCTATCAAATCCTGGAATATTTGAATCAACATCTTGGCTATCAATAGTAAAATCAAATGAGCTAACAGTAAATACTACTTCATCGTTAACAACAGCGGTAATAATACCTCTACTTGTTCCGCCAGTGTCGCGAACTGAACGGCTTACAATTTGGGTTTGTCCTGAGCCTGCACTTTGGGGTCCTATAAGTACAAAGTCTCCGCCGTTATATGTATAAAGTTGTTCGTTGTCTTGATCCCACCAAAAATCACCTTCTTTAAGGCCTGTTGGAACTGTAGAACTAACTTCTGCGCCACCTGTTGTACGCCATTTAATACCATCAAAGAATTTTAGTTTACTGTTTCCGCTATCAAACCAAAGTTGACCTGTTAGTTTGCGTGGCGGTTCTGTTTGTCCTGCAAAGTTTTCAAGTAAAAATACCATATTTTCATTTTGTATTTCACCATACCCTGCAAAGTTTTTACCTACTAATTTTAAATCAGTAGTTTGATCAACAGTACCATCTTCAATTTTCCATGATTTACTGTTACTATATGTATCTATTGTATATGCCATTTATAAACCCCTATTGCGACTTAGTATTTATCTGTTTTGTTAAACTGGCGTGGTTCGCTGCCACTGCCATACTCCGCCCACTACTGTAAAATCTATTTTTGCTCTTTCCGGAGACAAGTTTGCATTACCTGCAACCGGACTAAATGAAATGTCTTTTAACACACTATCAAACTCAGGTGTAGTACTATCATCAGGATCAACGTATACATTAACTGTAGATTTAGTTATTGCGGCATTAATATCAATGCCTGTTACAGATGCAGAAACATAGCTTGATGCAAATATCCTTGCGTCTGTTCCGTTTTCTTTTTGCGAAGCAGGATACAGATACTCTAATGCATCTTTAATATCTTGGTGTGGTCCTACATTGTCAGAAAATACTGGTGAAGGATTTGAAAATCCTGTAGTATCCATTGTTAAGACTACAGGTTCTGCACTAATTTCTTGATCAACATAGCCCTTTGTTGCTACGCTGTTATTACTATCTTCTACGCCGCCAGTATTTCCAGCAACACGCTGACTAATTGGAGTAGTAACTCCTTGAATTAATTGATTATTAACTGTTATTGTGCCATTACTATTAATATTAAGTGGATTACTAGAAATTAGATTTTGATCAATAGTAACATCACCTACCACAGTTAAGTTTGATAAACTACCTACTTGTATTAAACCTTCTGCATATAATACATCGTCATGCAACCTATTTGCTGATAACAAGGTTCTATTATTAATTTTATATGTATGACCAGTTTCTAAATCCCAATCTTCACTTGACGTCCAGTTTCCGGTTTCTATTTCCCATGTTATTGTTTTATCACTATCAGATGATCTAATAATTAAACCTGCACCATCAACAACTGTGTCATCGCCAATTGAACTATCGTTTAACATTCCAAGTTCAATGTTTTTATCTTCTACACGCAAAGTAGAAACATTTAAATATGTAGTTTCGCCTTGAACTATTAAATTACCTTCAACTTCAAGATCTCCTGTAACTCTTGCATCGCCATTAACATCAAAATCAACTGTTGGTGTTGTTGTATAAATCCCTACACGTTTGTTTGTTGAATCTGCATAAAATGCATTGTCAAATAAGTTTCCTCGGCGTGTTCTAATAGTAAAGTCTCTATCTAAACGTTGTGTTTCTAGTGTAGTAATGTAATCTGTGTCAATTCTTAATGCAGCATAAACAGTATCGCTTACTCCGACTGTTAGTCCGCCTGAGTTTTTAACTGCAAGACTACCAGTTGTACTAGTATCTCTATCAGTTTTCATAAAGTTAGCTTCACTAAACTCTTCGCCTGCATCACTAATTAAGCCTCTTGAGCTTGTAGCTGTTCCTCTATACCAAAAACTTTCACTTGCAGGATTAAACCCAATGCGAATTAGTTGACGTTTTGGTACTCGGTTATCATCAGGATCTACAGGAAAACCTACAATATTCACTTGAGGTCTAAATTCAGTTCTAGAATAAATTCCCGTTAGCTGACCGTTAATATACATATACAACACCGTTTGGTCTTGTCCGTTTGCATCTAATATAGTAAATGCTTCTACACCTGTCTTTCCTTGAGATGCAGTAAATTGAGGGCCAACTAATACTATGTCACTTCCGTCAAAAAAGTAAAGTCTATTATTTAAACTATCAATCCAAAGATCGCCTGCTACTAAATTAGGTTGTGTTTGGCTGACTACTGCTCCTGCAGCCGACCTAAATGTCTCTCCTGTATAAATTTTCAAACGCTGTTCCGCAGTGTCATACCATAACTGTCCAACTAGTGGTGCGCCTGGAGGGCTTGTTTTAGCAAAATTTTCAAGCATTTTAATAAAGTTTTCATTAAATGCTTCGCCGTAGCCTTTGTAGTTTCTGCCAACTAGTGACACATCAGTGCTAGTAGTATCAATCTGTCCGTCAACTAGATCTACTAATAATTCGCCGTTAGTTTTGTTTAATTTATAACTCATTGTTACCCTCTTCCAGAATATATAATATAATTCATTGTCACTGTTGGAGGCATAATATTAAATTCTTGTCCTACAGGGTTAGAACTAATAATATTACCGCTATTTGATAATTTTTGGCCGCCGTTAGTAGCAGTTGGTCCGTCAATTCCTGTAACATTGCTGTCAGTTGACGGATCTTGTCTATCTTGAATAGCATAAAATTGGTTTCTATCTGTATCTTGTAAGTTGTGTTGGTGTTCTGGTAAGTTAGTAACGTCAATAAGTTTTGTTTCGCTACCATCTAAAGCACCAACAATATCTGCTGCTGTGGCCTCTACAACATTAGCACTTGTGCCTCCCATGTTATCAGCACCCATTGGCAATCTACCTCGCATATCAGGAACAGCAAAACTGTTGTTACCTACTTGCGATTCTGGTTTAAATTTATAACCAATAACTTGGAATAATGCTTGATAATCAGTTTTATCAAGCTCTCTGCCATCACATAAAATCCAATCATCGTTTGGAGGAACATCTCCGCCAAATGGTAATATAACACCTGCAGGTGTTCTTGGTATAGTTTTTAAGAAATTTTCTTTAGTAACACTTTTAAGTCCAGGTGAAGCACCTTCTACATCATCAAATAAAATTAAATCATCGTCTGAAACATCAGATTGTAATTCTTTACCTTGAATAAAGTTATTTGAAATTTCAGTTCTAAATTTCTTTGTTAACGGAACTTCACCAACTGCGTTACCTTCGCCGTTATCAAACTGTGGATCTTGATATGCTCCGTCAAACACTACAGGAACAATAGTACTAACATCGCCTTCCATAATAAATGTTGTTTTATCAATCAGTGCAGCAGATTTTGTAGATGGTCCGTTAACTTTACCGTTAACTGTGCCTTCTAGTGTTCCATAAAAATTAGTTGAATATGTATTTCTGTAAGATCTAGTTGATGAACCCAAGTCGCGAATATTGTTATCATCTGGAACTATATTTGTTGACGTCATTAGTCCTAATAGTTTAGTCTCGCCGCCAACATTTAAATTTTGTCTAATTCCTGCGCCGCCTCTAACTTGCAATGCACCATTATTGATTGTTGTACTTTGTGTAGTATCATTAATAATAGCACTTCCAGATGACTGAATATTACCTACTACATCAAGTGCTTCCTCCGGAGCTTCTGTATTAATGCCAACACGTAAGCTAGAATCAACACGTATAACTGTTTTAGCAACATCATTGTTCCTAACACGCATGTCAATATTAGATCCGCCAATATTATGCTGTATAACACCTGCATTACCTTCTACACCAATTGAAAGTTCAGCATTTACTCCGTAGTTAATACCTTGGTTGTTTTGAATGTTGAGTGGAAATAGTGTAGTACTTGTAGTATTACCTCTTAAGAAATTTCCAGCAGCAACAATTTCATTATTAACAATTAGATTTTCTGCTTTTTCAGCAGTACCAAAAAATTTATAATTACTTAATCCGTCATTGTCAGTATCTTTATTAATTAAATTAAAACCCGGATTAATTTGAGAGAAGCCTGCAATCGTTGACTTAGGAACAAAAGAAGTATCTGATCCGCTAATAACGCCAACAGTTTGTCCCGATACTTCAATTCTTAAAATATTATATAAAACATTATCTTGACCAGTAATCTGATCTGCTTTTGCACCTGTTGCTAAACCTTCTGAAAAACTAGGACCTACTAAGATCCAGCCGCCGCCTGTAAACAAATATAGTTGTTGGTTGTCTGTATCTACCCATAAGTCGCCTAATTGTGCGATTGCCGGAGTGTTAATTGATTTTGTAATACCGCTTGCAGGAACCCAGTTAGTATCATTATACACCATTAACTTTTCTTCAGTTAAGGTATTATCATACCATAATTGTCCTTCAACTGGATTATCAGGAGGAATATTTGATGCAAAATTTTCTAATAAATGTAAAAAGTTTTCTGCAATCGTTGCACCATACGCTGTTGAATTACGTCCTGGAAAACCTAGTGTAGTTTCACGGTTAATTACACCGTCTTCTACTGTAATAGTTCCTTTGTTTGCAACATCTGTGTAATTAATAGTATATGGCATTTATTACCCCTCGTTGAAACCAGTTAATGATTGTACTCTTACAGTGTAATCAATTTGTATAAGTCTGTTTAATGACTTTTGTATAGGATGGAAAATTACATGTGTCAGCAAACGACCTTGACCATCTGGATCATAACCTCTTAAACCAAGTTCGTCAAACACATATAAACTTTCAGTACTACTAGCAGTATCAAATGCGTCTTGTCCATTAGGCTCACCGTAGTCTAATAAACAAGATACTAATATGTCTGTATAGTTTGTACCACTAACATGACGAATATCAATTTTATTACGTGCCGGATCTATGTTATTAACACTTCTATCGTCAACAACTTTAGTAAAAGTTTGGTTATACAAACTTGCATTTGTTCCTGTGCTGTTTGGTGTTAGGTAAGTAATAATTCCTGTTGGATCTAAACTAGTTCCGCCGTTACCAAAGCTCATTTCATGTACCCAGCCCTGGCCTGCATTACTTAAACTTTCTGCAAGAGCAATACTCATATTTTCATAATGTATTGCATTACGCTTATTAAGTAGTATTTCTCCAGAATCTGGATCATGAATTTTTACATGACCTTCTAAAAATATACCTTGTTTATCAAAAAAATTGTCTGCCATTTTGTTTTCCTGTCAATGTATTTATCGCGGTAATTCAATACTCTTTCCACGTAAGAAAGTTGCTACTTCTGTATTAGACTGACCTAGTGGTTTATACGTTCCTGTTGTTTCGTCTATAATTTCATTCCAAATTAAACCTTGATTTCTAACTATAGTTAGCACTGTATTTGGTTCTGGAGGTGCAGTTAGGCGTACATATGCTCCGACATTTTTGTTAACTGCATATTCTGCTTGTAACCAAACATCGCCATCTGGGCTAAACTGACCTTCGTTTACATCGTAAACTTTAATTGGATTTTTACGAAGTCTACGACCATTTGCAAATACCTCAATATCTTGCGCCTCCCAATATACTTCTGGGATTCCTAAGTTTTCAAATGCATCCTTGTACCATCCTGTTTCAGTTGCTGGATCCCAAGCGCCTGAACTTGCAGGATTAGGATACGGAGCAAATGGTAACAATATTTGTACATATGGTAGATACTTAGTAACAACTAAAGTAGTTGAAGGTCTAAATATTGGATCTGTTTCTACTGGATTAATAATTACTAAATCGTATGCTCCTACAGGTAATGCTGGAGTTACAAATTGTAACTGTGTTCCACTTATGTATGTTGTTTCACATTTAACATCTTGTACTAATACAGTTACTCCTTCACGGAACCCTTCTCCGTCTACTGTTGCAATTTGCCCACCTAACGGAAATACTGTATTATTATTAAAGTTATATGCAATACTTGTTACACTTATTTCAGGACTATTATCCGGATACACCAATGACATATCCTTATATTCTCCTGCAAGTGCTATTACTTCTTCTTGTCTGTCTTTATAAGGAATTGAACTATCTACACTTTGATTATAGAATTTAGTACCTGCTTCATAAAGATCTTTAACGCCTGTACCTAAAGTTCCTCTACGTAATTGTTTTAATACATTACCTTCTCTTCTAAAGAATTCAATACGCTCTCCTTCAATAAAGATTACACCTGGAGTATTTCCTTTTGGATCTGGTGTTGGTAGATTTCCTTCTTGTTCAACTACAGTAATACTTCTATCATACCAATTTAATGGTTGTGCTAAAGTATATTGATCTTCACTATTTAAACGCTTGTAATGTGTACGATTTAACATATCTTTAAATTGTCTCCAACCAAACTTATTGGATATTGGAGGATTACTAAAGTGTATAATGTCAATAGAATCGCCATCATTTACTGGTGTAATAAACTCAATGTATTGTTTATTTTCTAATAAAATATAATCAGCAGTTGGCGTTAACCATTTATTGTTTAGTGCTACCCAAACATAATCAACACCGACAGCTTCTTGTCTTAGTTTAATTAAACCTCTTTTTAAACGTCTATAATCATAATATCCTTGTGATTGATATGTCATTTCAGTACGTTGTACTATATCATAATTTTCTCGTTCTATTCCTTGACCATCATGATTGCTAAACTGGTATACCCTTATAATATCACCTTCTTCATAAGTAGCATCAAAATGAAGTACTGGAGTTATACTATCACTTCCTGATGTGTCAACAAAAATATCATTTTCGTCCCAATAGCCAAATCTATATTCGCCGTCGTCCATAACATAAACTTTTAGTTCATCGCCGGCAGCAGCAACACCTCTATTAAGAATTACAGTACTACCTGGTTGTGCATCATCACTAATATTAGGATTAAATGCTGTTGCACCTTCAAATGTCCATTCTTGTAAAAATTCAAGTTCTCTGCCATTTAAGAAAACTTTCATATGTGTTCCTGATAGTGTACCTACCGGAACTTGCCATACTTTCATTCTATATTCTAATACATCTTCAAGAACTGTAAACGACTCACTATATCCTGCATTTAGAAGTTTATCGTTAACTGTTACAATTATGTTAAATGAATCTGGTTCTTGATTAAATGGTGCTCTTGACAATTCGTAACTAGTGGAAGAGCCGTCTGCTATAATTTCATCTACTGTAACTTGGCTAAATGAATCAATTTCACCGTCAAATAATCCATATTGTATTAATCTATTTTCTTCTGGTGGTTGAACAAAACGTATAACACAGTTGCCTGGTACTTCGTATGTTTCGTCAGACTCAATTAAATCAAATGCTTGATATTCGCCATTAACTGTTACATACGCATGAGCTGTTTCACTATAAGCAATACCCGTTAAATAATCTTGTGTTACACCGTCAGCTGTAAATTCATCATAATCTAGAACATTCTCGCCGCCTATGCCCATACTAATTATTGCAATATTATCATTATCAGCTGGCGGTGTATAGAATATTACTTGATTATTATCATAATCAATTTTATACTTAGACTTGCCATATACAATTTCATAGTTAATTTTAACAATAACACTTTCGTATGAGAATGGACGTTGTTTTAATGTAAAGGTAGTTGTTGAACCATCACCTTTAAACAGATAAGTTTGCATTAAACTAGATCCACTAACTGGACGTTCATACACTGTAATGTCTAGTGCATCAAGTACTTGTCCAGGAATAGTTTCTTCTGGACCTTTACTTGTTGTTGGTGTTACAAATCCATCACCATCAACATTAATTTCTTCTGCATTGATACCTAATGCTGTTGTATAAGCTAAGTCGCCGCCTTCTAAAGCAGTATCAAAACTTTCTTCATTGGGTTTTAACGAACCGTCCGAAGTAGTTCTACGTATTGTTATAATTTCTTTTGGCGGATTATCTCTCCATCCAGGACTAAGATCATCTAAATATTTGTAATAACCTGTTTGGTTTTCAAAAGTAAAAGTATCAGTTATACCATCACCTATTACCGGAGCCATAAATGCTTTTTTGTTTGCTAGATTATCAGCACTTGTTGTTCCGTCCCAACCGTCGTCATCTACACGTTCACCATTAATGTAAACATTATATTTTACACCTTTTTGTAACGGAGAGCTTAATTCGAATACTAATGTACTACCGTCTGTTTCGAATGATTCTTCATCAAAACTTTCGTCAAATATATCCCAAGCTCCGGTATACCAATTGTCTGTATCCCAACCGGTAGGTCCAGCAAATTCAAATGATTTAACTTGTACGCCGCCATAGTCAACACCGTCCATTAACTGAGTAATATCTTTACCTATTTGTCCGCTAGTTGGATTATAGAATAAATTAATTCTATCTTGTGCATCTAACAACCTAACTGACTTTTTGTAGTTTACTTCAATTACTGAATTATTTTTTGGCGGATCGTTAAATATAACTTTCCCATAGTATTTGTCAAAGCCGCTTTCTGTATTGAGATAATTGTCGTAAGTATATTGACTATTAAGTACAAGTTCACCGTTAACAGTAACTTCAACTGTATTGGTTCTCATATCCATAGGCCAGCTAAGATCGTATTCTGTCTTAGATGCAGTTCCTAAAAACTGTTCTGTTTCATTTAATTGTGTAATAAAGAAAGTTCCGCTTACTCTATCAAACTTAACAGTGGTATGAGTTGTTCTAACTAAACTATCTCCTATCCTAGCTGAAACTCTTGCTGGATGTCCACCATCTTCAATAGAACCATTTAGTGTTACCTTTGGAGCAGTAATATATCCACTTCCTGGATTTGTAATAACTATACTAGAAATTTTACCACCTGGGCCTAAAGAGGCCTTTGCAGTAGCATCACCTTCAATTGTAACAATAGGCGCACTAGAATAACCTGCTCCTGCATCTGCTATAGAAATTTCAATAACTTTATAAGAAGCATTGTCTACCCAAAACTTATTTGGGTATGAAGTGTAATTATCAAATGTTCCAGATAAGAATCCGTTAATAACTCTTATGTCACTAACTTCAATGTTGTTAGTTTCTCTTTCAAATCTTGGAGGATTATCAAAATCAGTAACAGTACTTTGTGAGCTTTCAACAGTTGTATAATCGGAAACATATTCTCTAATTTTAGTTTTATAAGGTTTAACTTCGTTAATATAATCCTCATAACTAGATAATGCATCATTTTTATATGTAACACGATTACTTAATTTTCCAACATTATGTCTTGCTTTAACAAAACTAGTTTTAAATGCCCAATCAACATAACCTTGCTCTGCAAATACATAACGTAAACTTGCAAAGAATAATTTATTATATTCGTCTGCTAAATCATTAACTAAGATATCATCTCTTAATGCTTCTAAAATAATTCTTGTTTCTGCTATTGGTTGACTATCAAAGAATTGGGTATCAAATGTATTTGTATCAAAGCCAACTCTACTTAAATTAAAGTTATACAAGTTATCACTTAATTTTATAGTTCCGTTTTGTTTACCAATTGTTTTATAGTTAACTGTATAGTCTATTGTATCTTGATTATCAATCTTTTCAAGCAATAACCAACCATCGCTGCCAACATTTAAAATTTTAACAACGTCACCAAATTGATCATTAATACTTTGTAGTCCATAACTTTGTTCAATTACATGATCAATTTCTGTAAATTCGTTATAGCCAGTATCGTACCAGTCAATATAATTCCAATACTTGGTTACATCGTATGCTTGACTTCCAATTCTATTCCATTCTCTTGCTTCAATATCTCTACTGTATAAAGCCCAATTACCTCTAATTTGACTGTCAGCATTAACAAGAACTGTAAATGGACGTACTTCTATTTCTGTATTTTCGTTATAATTGTATCCTGTGTTTAATACATTAACTTCAGTTATTTGACCAGCTGTATTAATTACTATATCAAATTCAGCATCTGCGCCAAGCCCTGTAATTTCATACGTAGGAGGAACTTTATAACCTCTACCCGAATTTAGAATATCAACACGAACCACTTTACCATCTTGTACAATAGGTAATAATTCTGCCGTAATTAATCTTGATACACCTACAAATTCTAAGTCAATTTCAGTGTCTACTTCAACATCATAATGCCTTGACACTAAAGTAGGAGCAGGGTCATAATCTAAAAATGCTGATATATTTTTTTCGTCAACTATTAAGTTGTCTTTAAGAACAATATTAACACGTTCAACTAACTGTTTAAGTGCTTCTACTTTATTAATAAACCAGCTCTGTCTTGGCTTATTAAGAATTCCGTATTTTTCTTTAACACTTAGGTTAGGATCAGGAACTGGTCTTATTTGTTTGTCGTATCCAATTAAACTGTCAAACCATTTTTGTTCAATTTCTTTATACGGTTTACTTGTATCTAACCCTTCTGACAATATTTGATATTGATTGTGTATATTACTAAACTTATCGCTAAATGTCCAGTATTGAATATTTAATACAGTATCTTTATCTTTGATATATGCATCACAGTTGTGCAATGCAAAAGAATTATTGCCAAAGAAACTAATAAATTTATATCCTTGTGCTCCTGGATCTTCAATTAATTTTGCAATAGTTTCTACACTAAGAGATCTATTTTCTACTGAAGGTATAGTTGTTTTATTCTTAACCCAGTAATAGTAATAAGATGTAAATGATTGTGCAATTTTATCATATACACGTTTTTCTACATAAACATCTTTTCCGTATTTTGTAGTACCAGTAACTCCTTTGCTTTCGCCTTCTGGCTGAGCAGACAATTCGTCCCACTTTTCAGGCTTTAATTTAGATTTTACCCATTCATACACATCAACTGATGCGCCTTCAAATAAAGTATTAAAATTATTACTTTTATAAACTATATTGTCTTCTATGTACGTATTTAAGAATTTGCTAGTTGTTAAATCCCACCATACTTGACCTACTTGTGCTTCTCCCCATGATTCAGTTTCATCAACATCAAGATCTGAAGTTCCTAAAGAATAAGTTGCTGGATCAAATATTGTTTTCCAGCGAATTTCTTGATCAGCTGGTCCTGCAATTTTTCCTTGCACTGGGTCAATGTAATCTAAATTTTCTAAGATAACATTTTTATTACTATCATAAAGCATTACACGTTTTATCTTATCCACATCAACTGGTAATGCTGGTTTACGATATGTTTCCCAAACTCGAGTAGCATCTGATCGTCTATAATCAAGAATTAGACCAAGTTTATTGGTTGATACTCCGTCACTATCTTTATTATCATATGTTGGAAGACTAACATACATATGATTATTTTTAACACTAATATTACGTCCAAAATATCTTATATTTGGATCATTAAGATCAAGTGTTTGACCAAACACTAAACTATCTTCTATTCTATCATAAACATATACAACACCATTATTAGCAATAGTATTCTTAAATGATGTAAACCCACTGTCAAAGGTAGTAGCAGTTGTTCCTGCACTATTTGGATCTAATATATACTTTTTACCGTTAACATTACTTTCAGGAAATAAACGCTCTTGATAGGTATCAAATTGTGTCACATCATCGCTTGGTGCGCTAAATGCACTAACAAATAACATACGTCCATCAAAATCAATGTTTCCTCCAAATTGCTCTCCTCTAACTGGGTTAGAACTTACAAGTGTTTGAGTTAATTCAAACTCTCTTACACCTATTGCAGGATTATATGTATAAACATATACTGTGCCTCTTTCTTCGCCATCTTCAGTATTCGAGTTTGGAGCAGAAACTGCTACCATAGTTCCGTCTTGACTTACACTAACTTGATTTCCAAATTCATCATTATCTTGAGTGGTTACAAATTCTTGATATTTTTGATAGTTGCCGTTAACATTTCTATATAGTATTACTTTGTTTGGTCCGTTATTATATTCTGCGGTAACTGCTAAAACTTCGCCGTCGTCACTTATATCAAAATCTTTACCAAATGATATTAAGCCGTCTTGTTCAAGTTTTAAACTAGAATCATTACCAGGAACATTATCAGTATTATTAGGAATAAATCCAACAAAATCTACACTCCTAATACTATCGCTGGTAGACAAACTCCAGTCGAGTATATTAAACTTGTCTCCTGCTGCAATATTAGTTTGTGCAGTATAGAATTCACCATCATTAAATATAATATCGTTTAGATAATAATCTCTATCTTCACTAAAGCTACCTTTATATCGCTTGTCTTTTGCAAGTTCCCAATTATAAGTTAGTCCTTCTTCGTCAGTACCGTTATTTAAGAAATAGATGCGCCCTGGGTTTTCTTCAGTACCATTTCCTTTACAGCCAATAAATGCTCTATAAAAATCGTTTTGTTTAGCAATCTTAATTTTAGAACCAATTTGTAATTCGTCAATTTGATCTGGAACAATAAAAGATCCTAAAGGTGTAAATGTGCTTACATTTTCTCTAACATATATTGAATAAGACCCATAGTTGTTAAGAGGAAGTGCAACACCATTTGCATTTACAGGAACTCTAAAAACGTTTTTCCAGTTTAAGTTTACTGATGACGGTATATTTGGTTCAGTAGGCAATCCTAAAATTTCACTGTCTTTATAGATAATATATTCTGCCCCAATAATTGTATCGTTTACTGGAACTTCATCAATTTCTGTATCAAGTTGGAATACGCAAAGACCGCCAATTCCTAAATTTTCTGAACCTAGTGAAACTGTCTTAATGTCGCCTAAAGGTCTTGTAACATTATAAATTGTTGAAGGATTGTTTGGAATCCTTAACATTTCAAGTATAGCAGGTTGTCCATTATCAGAACCTAATGACCAAGGATTTTCTCCAGCAACATTTTTAACAAAAATAGTTGCTTCGGCACTATCTCTCTGATAAAAAGTTATTTGTGCAGTTGCACCTGTATTTTGATCTCTTACAAACTGTCCAACTAGAGGTTCAAATCTACGACCAAAATCATCTGTTTCGTCTAATGCAAATTTAATGTATCCGTCCCATAAGTCATATAACGTATGAGTTTTATTAGTGTCAAAGTAATTTAATCCGGAGTCAGTAATGTCAACAAACGAACCATCATTTAAATTAGCAAAATTTAAAACTCTTAAACCAACTTTATCGTTATTTTCATCGCCTGGAGCAACTACGTCTAAAATATCTGTTAGACTCTTTGGAGCTCTAACTACAAACAGGTCACTTTTAATAATATCAAACTCGCCGTATGCTCCTGGTTCGCCTTCGGACGTTAATGTTCTAATATAACTGTTTTGATTATTATCGCCTGCAAATAATTCTGTATTATTATAATCCCATATATTTCCGCCAGCTGCGTCTACTGGATCTTTGCCTGCTGGAACAATGTTATATATTGCTAAGGCTCTACCTTCATCTTCGATAACGTCACCTGATAGTATTGGTTGTGGAGATGAAAACTCTTCAGGTCTATTAAATAGCCAATATCCACCTAGTTCGTCAGTTGTATCTACTTCTGCAAGTTCTTTAGGAGCATTACGAACATACTGTCCAAGGAACTCTCCTGTTTCTAAGAATACAGAATTAGTTTCCTGCCAAGTACCTACAGATCCAGTAACGTAAATTACTACACTAGGTCCTTCTTGATATGTATAAGCTACATAACCAAACACACCTTGTGATTCTATCTGATCTCCAACATTAGGAATCTGAGAAAATGCATCTATATATAGCACAACATCGATTTTGTTTTGTATTACTAAACCGCTTTCTAAAAATTCTTCAGTTACCCAAGGTAGTCCTTCGCCGCCAAACGGCTGTCTAAATAAATTATTAGGATCTTGCTGTTGATTTGCAGAAGTTTCCGCATACCAATCTAAATAAACAGTATCTCCAATGCCAGTAGCCCTATATTGATCTGCTCCTGCTCTTACTAAAATATGATCTGCTTCTGTATTTTTAAACGGATAGTTGCCTGCTAATAAATTATTAAATTGTATTTCGCCAGAAGTAATATTATTGTCTACAATAACTTCAACCATTGCAGTAAAGCTACCAAATGGTTGAGATAAATTAGCACCTTGAATATCTACTATAGCTTCCCATAACTGTTCTTCATAAGATACAATTTCAGTATTTTGATAATCAGCTGTTGGATCATATTCACCTTTAAATTTAGTTTTTACATTTGAAGAGTTAGGCGAGCCAACAATCAAATACTTTCCGTCTGAACTAATATCAATACCTTTACCAAATCCTTTATTAAGATCTGATATTGTTGATATAGGTTCAATTATTTGCGTAAATTGGAAGTTTTGATTATTCCCGCCTCTAGTGTATAAGAAAACTTTTCCGTCATTGCCAGCAGTTGGCGATGCTACTGCTAATGTAACGTTTCTACTATCAACTGCTAAACTACTTGCAAAATTATTGTTAATGCCTAATTCTTCTCCTGGAATTCTTTGCAATAAGTTGTATGCCTGAGTATTTCTAAGAACTCGCCATTGATTTCTATCATCTGTGTCAACCCATAACAAATCATTTTTATTAATTCCTTCTTGTGCAATTTTGTTTGCATCGTTATATGTATTTGCCCTAACTGGGATAAACTTAGATACTATGCCTCTACATTGATTAATATCTGAAATTACTTTATCTGTCTCAATAATAATTTCATTTACACTAACTTTAAGAACTTTAAAGAATCCGTCAGTATCCGAAGAAGTTTGTTTTGCAATAGGATATGTACTATCTTGTGTTGCATAACTTGTCTCAATAAGATCGTATATGCCAATAATGTCACCTGGTACAATATCAGTTGTTGATGTGTCAAGTGTAATTGTAAATTGATTTTTATCTGCGGCGCCAATACTAATTGCAGTTGCGTTACCTTTTATACTTGTAATAATATAAGAAGAGTTTACATGTTGATAAACTGACCAATCACCGTTTCTATTTCCTACCCAAACATATTCCTTATTTTTAACCTCAGTAAATGATTTATTTACAATATCATCATAGTTTGCTACTGTAATAGCAATATCTTCAATATGTGTATAACCTGCATCTCTAGTATATTGAGGTAAAGACTCTGTTACAGGAAATGGAGTATTATTATACTTTGCCGGTTTCTTAAATACACTGAAATCAGGAATTCTATATACTAAATCTGTTTCTTCGCCAGTAATATCATTAGTAAGCAAGAATGGCTGAGGATTAGATCTAATAAGTGATTCGTCTAGTTTAAATTCAACTTCATCAAATCCTTCGCTTGCGCCATATTGACTTTGTTTAATTGCCCATTCTTCGTAAAAATCAATACTTTCTTTATCATTTTCACTTAAAACATCAAATAATTTATTAAGACTGTTTAGTGTGCCTTTTTCTTTAATCATTCCTTGATAGAATTTATATTGGCTTACATCGTCATTAATAATATTTGCTAGATAGTTTCTATTTTGATAACCTATTAAGTGTTGTGCATATTTTTGCTGCTCAATATCAAAGTTATCTGTATCTAGATCATAGAAATCTGCAAATTGATTAGTTTTATATTCAAAGTTTGTTAACAATCTACTTTCTGGTTTTTCAGATAGACGTGACCAATATTTGTCATCAAATAAAAGACTTCCTGGAACCTTTTCATTTGCACTATAAAAGAATTGTTTATGTTTAACTAAATCGCCAATAGAATAGTCTTTCCAAGATTGCCATTCAGTAATTATTGCTTCATCGTATATAAACCCAGGGACATTTAAACTTCCGTCCCAATCAACGGTTCTATATCCTAGTGTACGAATTCTATCTTGACGATATCCAGTTGCTGGCTGATAGATAATATCTCCAAATACAGTAGTATTATCTAGTATTACTATATGCTCTTTTCTTATAATAGGAATTTGTACTGCATATACTCCATCGCCTGTTTGTTTAGGACGAATTTTAAACTTATTTGGTTCTTGTCTGCTAATGCGAGTAAATTCTTCTACTAATTTTGTACCATCAGATTTAAGTAAACTATAACCATAGAAGTTATCAAAAATATTGTCAACTGTTGAATATTCAGTTTGGAAGTTTATTTCGTCTGCAACAGGACTCAACGCAATAAGTGCGCCTTCAGACCAATTCTGCGTAGTCCAGAACATAAACTCACGACAGCTATTTTTCCAATCTGATAGTACTTTTTCCTCGCCGTCATAATATTCAAATCTAAAACCTTGTTCTATTAGCCACTGTTCGTAACCTAATAAAAAGTCTACAACGTCTTGAATTGTTCTTAAATTAGTTCCGTAAGGTAAAATTTCTTCATCAAACTTATTAAATCTCACTTTAAAAGTTGCATCGGCTCCTCCAATTGTAGGAAGTTTTGGAAGTTTAGTAAATTTTGAAGAATCAAAACTTAATGCTGCTGTATGTGTTTCTATTACACTAAAAAATGAATTTTGATGCTGTACTATCTTTCCTTTATTATAAAGTTGTCCAGCTTCCCATTTAGAAAAACTTTCTGAAATTCCTCCAACATTAATCGTTACATCTTTATTAGAACTAAACGGACGATACCATTTAAATACCGGATTCTCTTTATTATAACCTCTTATAATAAAACCAGACGGACGTTTTTCTACAATAACACCGCTATAATTAACTGTTTTTATTGGAGAACTAGTATGCAACGCTATATTATAATTTTCTTCTGGAATGAACACATTGCCACTATTTAAAGGTGTTCTAGACTCTAAAATTAATTTAAACTTACTCTTATCTGTAAATCCACCTAATTTAAAAGCAAGACAGTTTTTAATAGATTTAAGTTTACGTTTATAATCATCAAAATTTGAAGTTACACTACTTGACATAAACGCTGAAATATAATTAACTAATCCAGATGTAAGTACTTGTGTAGAATCTGCTGAGGTATTTGGAAATACTAAATCAGATAATTTTATATGGTCCATAGTTGGTTTATATACTAAATGACCAAGAGTATTTCTAATTTGCCTAGATCTATCAAATCCTGCTGATAGCAAAGAACTAGGAGAATTAATAATCCAACTTGTTAATAATGCAAAAGGAAATTCTGAACTTTGTCTCCAAGCATTTTCAATAGGAGAATTATCTCCAAATACAAAAGAAGAATCTAAACCAACACTAGCAAATCGTTGAGTTGCGTTTGAGTCTGACGGACTTAATAAGTTACCATCTCTGTCTACTGGTAAAAATTTAGTTAGTCCTGGACGAGCATACTTAGAATTGATTTTAAAGGGCTCTCCTGGTTTTCTAATAATTCCTTTTTCTAGGTCTTCCCACATTAGTAAGTTTTCGCTAGTATAAGGAGCAGGGCCGTATTGTTCCTCCCACCATGTAGGTTTAATTGTATATCCTAGCATTTCCCAAGGTTGTGTATGAGGACGATCTGTATCAAATAGTTGACGATAAACTCCTCTCCACCAGCCTGCTAATTTTTCACCAGTTGGTGAATTCATACTTGAATAATTCCAAGTAAAAGAATCTATTCTATCAAAATATCTATGTTCAGTATAATCTTCGTCTATTAACTCTAACCATTGAACAAAATCAGTAATCATTGGACTATATACTTCTGTCCTAGAAAATTGTGTATTTCTAAAAGTACTTGGCAAATAATCGTGTATGTTTAAAATCTTAGGATCGTATTCAGTTTTTATATTATTAAAAATACGTTTTTCTAAATCTAAAATTAAATCATCTCTGTAATCATTAAATGCTTTAGTTAAACTTCCGTCGTGTCCTCTTATAATTAATGGAGCATCGGCATATGTGTCATCAACAAAAATTTCAGGAACATATTTAGGAAAGAGTCCTAGTTTAGTAGGAGTAGACGGTATATATGTGCCATTAGTATTTTCATATTCATTAATTTCTAATGTATCACCAAACTCCTTTTCAACTGTTACTTCTAAATATCCTTCACTATTAAAAATATAATCACGATTATGAAGTAATTGAACACCGTTTAAATAAACTGTTACTGCACGAGTACTTAACTCAGTTAAATCAAATGGTGTAGTAAGTGCAAAAAATCTAGTATCTTTATCTTCAATCAAAATTTTAGTAGTAACTGCTGCGCCATAACCGATCATATCTGAAAAGTAAAATGGCATAGAATTAATTTTATCTTTAGTAATTTCTTCAATTATTTTATCAACATGCCCTCTAACAGTTCCGCTATAACTAATAGATTCTGCTGCTTCTAAAAATAATCTTTTAAATTTACTATATTCCTTTTTAGAAAATCTTAGAGATTTAACAATGTTTGATTCTTTATCTAAAGTTGAAAATAGTGCAAGATTTAAAGGTGCAGAATGTTTAATAAATTTTCTACCGTATGCACTTAGATTTTTTATATCTCGTAAATTACTAACTCCAGGAAATACTCCGTTAAAATTAGGAGTATTTTGTGTAATACTACTTACATGGTCTGTAACTTCACCTAAAGTAAACGTTGAGATATTTTCATTTAGAGGATTTTTTTCTAAGTTTGGTGCAATATCATAATAACCGTTTTGATTTTTAGGAGTACTTGAACTTGTCTTAATTAGAATATTAGCATTCTGTTCAACACTGTTTAAAAATTTAATTGCTTTAATTTTATCTGCTGTATTAACTAATTCATAATCAGTACCTTCGTACACAATAACGTTGTCTACAAATACTTTAACTTTTAAGTCAGTTAAAAATGCACTGTTATTATAACAATCAATTGGATATTGTAATCTTGTACCGTCGTTTACATATTGTAATATTACTTCTTGCTCACTAAGCGCATCTGTTTTAACATACGCTCCTAGTAATTCATATCCTAAATCAGGAATATATCTTCTTAGATATCCGTTACTAACATTAATATTATATAATTCATCATCAATTTGATATTGTACTATGTCAGTATTAAAATCAAAGTTAAAAACAATATCTCCAACATTATTAATACTTCTATATGCTATTGGAAATCCTAAAACAGAATCGTTACTACCAGTTCCCTCTTTATAACTAAAAATTTTAGTTCCTCTAAAACTATTAGCAGGATAAACATTTGTATTTGAATAACTGTAGCCGTCTACATCAAAAATATCAAATACAGGAGGTTGATTTACTGCTGTTTTTTCTTGTGCTCTATTCCAATCTGTTCCGTCATAATACCACATAGATCCAGCATAACTTTCACCCCTGGTAATTAAAATGTTTTCACCTGATTGAGGATCTGAATCAGCAGTTTCAACTAAACTAATTTGTCCGTCGGATCCGCTTCCTGTAAACTTAATAAATCTAACTTCAAATATTTTACCTCTAACTAAAGGATCGGTATCTGCTAGAAATACAATTCTCATACCTTCTACAAGTTGTACACTGTCAATGTTATAACCTAGACTACCTTCTATAGTACTAAAAGCATCAGTAGTAAAATTGTCAAGTAAGTCAACTACTTGTTTTGTCTTTGTACCAAAATTATAAAGTTTTAATCCGTCTTTGAATTCAATAATTGGTCTGTTAGCACGTTGGCTTTGATCAATATCTAAAACTAAATTATTAATTTCTGCTGATAACTCAATAACACTTCTATGAAACCATCTATTGTATCTAGACCAAAAATTTCCATCTGGGCTAGAACGGTTAATAGTAATATAATCTTTATCTCTAGGATATCCAGTTGCAGATCCAAATGGTAAACTATCAAATCCATCAACACCGTCATCAAAAGGTATTAATAAATCAATTCCTACTGGAAAAGAAACTTCTACGTCAATGTCAGAAACAAGTTTAATTGCATCGCCAACACCTTCTACATACCATTCACTATCAGCAAATTTTGAAGGAGTAACTTCGCCTGAAAATCTTACTTTAAGACCGTTTGTTAAACTCCATCCATCTCTAGTTTGATAATACTTTTTACCTAAAATTTCCGACTCAACATCAATAAAACTAGCTTCGTCTTGATTAGCAACTTTAATTAGTCCACCAATATTAATATCGTTGTCTGCAACATACCATATTTCATTTGGTGTTCCTGGGCCAAGTAATAATTCGATTACTCCGTTTTCTACTCCTTGTTGAGATACTTCGTCTACTAGTAAAAATTCATCTTCTAATGTTCTAGCAGATCTAAAAGTAAACGGCAGTCCGGGGGTGTTAATTTCAAATCTATACTTTACACCTCTATACAATTTTAATGTAGGATTATTTGTTGCTCCATCAGGAGTAAACACATAAGAATAGTCTCCAAGAGCATTTTGTAATTCAACAGTATATGTACTTGTAATTTCTTTTGACTCTCCTGGAATAACAACAGTTTGTGGTCCTGTAGGAAGCCAATAATATTCACGGAAATTTGTAAGCATGTCCCAATTGATATTAGGGTTCCAAGCATAGAATTCTTGTTTATTATTTCTACTATGATTTTTATTGTCGCCACCAAAATTCTCAATTTGGTGAATATAATCCATATAGTCTCTTAAGAATTCTGTATTTCCTAAATTGTCCTTTACAATACTAACTGGTTCTAGTTGATAATTAGTTCTGTCAGCAGTTACATCTTCAAGATAAGAATCAGTAGTTGAGTTAAATGCCTTTGCACTTTTTCTTCCTACAAATGAATTAACTTTTTCTGATACTCCAGGTTGTAGTAATTGGTCTAACGTAGATTGTAAAAACTTAGTATTTTTCTCAGTTCTAAAATATTTGGGTAAGTGTCTAGCACTTTCTCTACGCTGTGGCACTTCACCTGGAAGTGGATATTCATTTTGCTTATTATCGTCAGCCATTAGTATTAATACCCTTTATTAATTCGTGTTGCGTTATCTTCAAAGTTTGTACTTTGAATTCCAGCATTAACTGTTTTTGATTGTGTAACTACTTCGCCTGAGGCTTTTAATCTAGAAGCAGTAATTGCATCTATAATTTCAATATCGTCTACACTTGCACTGCTTATAAAAATTTCATCTGCTTCTGATTTAATTTCATACAAGCTACCAAATGATTGGTCTTCCTGTACAGGAACAATAATAAACGAAGATATATCAGGAGCAAGTTGATTAATGACAAATCCCGAAAGTTCTGAGAAGTAAAAAGTTTCGCCAAAGTCCCAGTTGTCTAATGCAAAAAACTGATTAATTGCTATAATTACTCTTGTTTTAATATCATTATCATTTAGAACTTTATCTGCATTTTTTACAATCTTAAATTTAGCTTTCAATTCTGTATCTGCTTCTTTTCCAAATAGTATCTTATACTTAACAGGATGATATATAACTTCGTCTGTTAATGATTTAATCTTATTCAGTGCTGATCCGTACTCAATAAACAACTGATCACTACTCGACGGTAATGGTTTTTCAATTGATTGATCTGTAAGCCATAATCTAAAATCATTATCATAATTTCTAGTTAGCAAATACATATCAATAATATTACTTGCACTAGGATCAATTCTTGATTCAGCACTTGCTGCATGAATATAACGGAATTTTAATTTATCTCTGCCAACCCTTGCTTTATAATCAGCAGTAATGTTTAATTTAAGAGTAGATTTGTCTAGAACTTCAAAGACATCAGTGTCAATATAATAGAAAACCTGTCCATCGTTGTATGTACTAAAGGGCTCTACTTCTGTTTTAGAATTTAAAATAATAACTTCGTCATTATCGTTGTTAAAATAATTATAATCTTCTACGCCGTCATTTGTTACTATTCTTTCAAATATAATATACTTGTTAGTTGGATTTACTTCAGGAGCAATAATTTCTTCAAATAAATCTGCATCGTCAACAATGCCATCTTCGTCGTCGTCAAAATAGCTAATTTCTAATTTTTTACTATCTACATATCCTTCTACATCTCTATATGCATCAACTATTTCCCAATCAAAATCTCTTGTGAATGGAGCAGGATTATCTGGTTGTGGATTAATGTTCAATACAGATATACTATCTTTAACAATTTTTCCTGTTTTATTATTATAAATTTTATCGTTTGAATCATAATAAAAACGAATTTCGTTATCACTTTCAAATACAAATCTCATTGAACGATATGTAATTGTATATCTTTCTCCATTAGTTTGAAAAAGTACTAACCAACTTGCGTCAAGATTTTGATTAGTTACATCTCCGGTTTTACCTGTACTAAATTCTGTGCCTAGTGAAAGATTGTTTTCTGTAACTATTCTCCACTCAGCATCAATTTGATCAAACCTTAAACCAAATGTTTTATATGAAAATATTTGATCTATAATTTGTTGCTTAACACCAGTTTCTAAATTATTAGCAAGAGGTGGCTTAATTTCATATAATATACCACCTGTTGGAATAACATCATTTAATATAACAGCGCCGCGACCATCATCTGTAGGTTCAAAGCCTGTACCGTTAATTCTAATAACTTTAACCCATTTGTAATAAGTGTCGCCTAGCAACTTAGCAGGTCCTGAAACTAGCTCACCTTTAGTATTAAAATGATTAGTCGATGTATCTGCATCTTCTGGTGCTGATTTAGCTACATATCCAGGAGCAACTACTTTAATTAAAGATCCAACTGTAACTAGACTTAAAATTGAGCCAGTAAAGCTACCTAAGGTAGAAGGGACATCTTCAATATTTTTAAAATATCCAGTACATAAGTTAGTTTCTGAAGTTGTTTGTACCCAGTTAACTCCTAGGTCTCTAGTTATAATTTTATTAAATTTGTCAAAATAAAAGTTTCTAATTTTTTTATCATTTAAAATAGGTATAATAGTATTTTCTACAGCACCTTCTACATCTGTTCTAGTAGTAAAATTAAATCCATCTTTCTTATGTTGATACTCTTTATATACAACACCGTCATTGCCGTATAAAGTTGTTTGACTATATTTGCTAGTAGCATCTATTAAATCAAAATAACGACTTATACCACTTGCAACTCTATTAACACTTTTAACTTTTACAATTTGTTGATTAATACCTAATGGTGCAATTTGATAATCTTCACCTGTAACCATTCTATTTTGGGTGTAGTAAGTAGTAGGTGCATTTTGTTTAATTGATCTTGTAGTTTCACTAACTGAACTATTATCAACAGTGTACTTTAAGTTATAAGTTATAGTAAGAGTTTCTAGTTTATTACGCTTTGAAAGATAAGGAATAGTAATTGTTATTCCTCTAAAATCTTGTGGAGTAATAGTTACTCGTTGATTTAAACTTGTTCTAAAATATGCTTTAAATTGACCTTTTGGAATATTACCAAATACCCCGTCACTAAACAGCAAACTAACTCTGTCATCTACTCTAGTCAAAACTGAATAAAGATTTCTGTCATTTTTATCTAAACTATTATAGATAACATTGTTACCTTGTAATGCATCTACTTGAGTCCAAAGTTCTTTTTCGTTTCCTAAACTATCTAACTGATATAACCAAACATCTGAATTATTAATTAATGGTGTTTCGATAGCAACTGATTGATTAGATGCATAGTTGTTGATCGTAAACACGCCTATGTCTAAAGTTCCTTGACGGAAATGACTAAAAAATCCTGTATTTGAACTAGTAGGACCCTTCCCATCATCTCTATATAACAAAGCAAAATTATTGCCAGGGAAAGGAGCTTCTTCAAGAATAGTATCAGTAATATCAGTTGATACTATTTCAAATCGTACTGCTCTACCGTCAATTGTTTTATTAAATTGGAAAGTTGGTACATCAGTATTAGTACTATTAAATCTATATTGCTCAGTATCAACTCCTGATATAACTGTCTTTTTTGTAGGACGGCCAAAAGTTCCATTAGTTGGAAGTGCAGTATTTAAAACTTTTATAAACTGTTCATACCAATCACTATTAGCAGGATCGTTCCAAGTAATTGTTTGTCCTGATAAGTTAACATTGTTACTATCGCGAACTTCTTCAGTAGTTCTAATATTTTGAATTTTAAGTAGTCCGTTAGCAGGCTGATTACGCTTAGGATTGTAAGATAATAAACGAGCTAAACGTAACACACTTTCACGACGCTCTGCTAGTTCTAAGTAGTTTTCTCGAGCATTTAGATCAATACGATAAGAAATATTTTGACCAAGGAATGCAATAAGATCTATTAGCGCAAGGTATTCGCTAGATTCAACATAATCATTAAAATCCTCAGGATAGTTTTCCCTAAGGTATTGAATCATTGTTCGACGTAAATTGTCGAAATCATAACTTTGAAAATCTGCATTACGAAAAGACTGATAGACTCTCTTCCAATCTTCTGCTAATAATAATCTATTTTGTCTATCTGTAGATGACATTGGCTATTCCTTATCTATAGCAGTATTTATATGAAAATAATAAGTGCGTATATAATTACTGCGTCATAAACCCAGCGTTCTCATCAAATTTCAACTGCATTTTTTCTACTATAGAATAAGGAAGATAGGCAAGTTCGCACTCAACTTGTATGCCACTTTCGTAAGAATCTACAGTAATTTGATTAACTTGAACACGCGGATCATAATTTACAATTCTTGAAACATTTTCAACTATTGCATTTTTAACAGTATCTGTTAACGGTTCAAAAAGTATGTCCCATATAATTGTTCCAAACTCAGGATCACTAAGTTTTTCACCTTGACGAATGTGAAAATGATTTATAATATCCTGTTTTATAAGAGCAATATCATGTAATACATGCGAACTAGCTTCAGGATTTACAGTACTAAATCCTCTATATGTAGCACTTTTTTCAGTAGTAACTCTATCTGAATTATTACTACCCTTTACTGATACTTGCTTATATAAGTTTTTTTCTAGTGTGCTCATACCGTATTTACCTTATTATGTTGGACGCTTAAAAGTATCCGTAAGTGTTGGAAACTCTGGTGCTTCTTCTTGTGTAGAATTAACAAATGTTCCTACACGTTCGTTATCTGGTATTGATTCTGTTTTGTCAGGAACAAATGTTTTTGGATCTAAGTTTTCGTGATCTGGCCAAGGTTCGTGTGTAGGAATACGCACAGGTCTTGTTGCTGTACCAGCCGCTACTGCCGCAGGAGTTGAGTTCATAAAAATTCCGTCTTTTGCAGTTTCTCTATGTTCAGGTGCTGTAATATTAGTAGATACATCAGCACTTAATCTTCCTTCAGCATCTGCTTTAAGTTCATAATTTCCAATAGTGTGCAAAAAGAAATTTCCATCAGTACTTAAATTCATATTACGTTTTGCTTCAAAATTAATGTCTCTATCAGCATAAAAATTAATATCGTTTTCGGTTCTAAAACTAATACTATCTTTTGCATAAACATCAATCTTACCATTACCAGTCATTTCAATCCAACTGTTTCCGCTGCCATGTGATATGTAGATAAAGTCTTCTGTATTGTGCATTACAATTTGATGACCGGTTCTAGTTTTAATTCGTATTAAATCATTAGAAGGTAAAGTTTTGTCTCCATCAGATTCGCCTGCTTCAACACTAGCATAACTTGGTTTGTCTGCTTCGTCTCCGCTTGCAGGCTTTCTTCGAAGCAAACTCATGTCTCCGTCATCCATTACAAAACTTGAACCTCCAAGACGATTAAAAGGTTTTTGAATTTGTGCACCTGGTTTACCGTATGAGTACTTAGGTCCGTCTAAATCTTCTGGCCCTGGAGTACTCCAACCAAATACCATGCTTGGTGCTTCTCTTCTAGCACTTGAACTATTAATTCCTCTAGCCCAGTCTTCTTTAATACCTGCTAAATCAAGTCTATCAATTTCTAAATTGTTTCCTGGCTTTTCATATTTTGTATAATCGTTTCCTGAAGGATCAGTTTTTTTATTAAATTCGCCTGCTGGTAAAGATAGTCCGCTATCTACATCATTAAAGGTAGTAGCAGAATACCCAGGTGTCATAAAATTCATTCCTAGATCAGGAACACAACCTATCCAATATGCTTGGCTATAATCTCCTTCAGGCATAACAACAATAACCATTGTACCTGGATCTGGTGGCACTGCCCAAAACCCATAACTTTTTTGTGTATATTCGTAACCTACGTTATTTGTTAAACCATCGTAAGGCGATTGTCCATAAAAAGGACTTGCATACTTACACTGTACATAGTTTTGTATTGCGCCGCCGTCAGTTCTTTTTACAATTTCAACTTCAAGGCCACCCATAAAAGTAGTATCTAAATGATTAATTACTTTTCCTAAATAAATTCCTGAATTTAGATTATGTTTTCTAGGTGTGCGTGTTTCTGTTGCCATTAATTAAGATCCTTCAGTCTGTGTTTCGCCGCCCATTCTATTTTTCTCGCTGCCAAGACCAAATGCTTGTCCTACACTTGAACCTCCAATTGCACTAAGAATTGCATTACCAATTGCTTGTGGAGACAGATCATGATTTCTTAGTCTTGCTAACTGTAATGTTTGAGTAAATTTTCCATTTTTAAAATTATTTGTAACGTAAATAACCTTATATACTCCACTAAACATAGCTATTGGTAAAAATCCTCCTAATGGATATTTTACAAATCCATCTTTACCATTATAATCAATAGGTGTTCTAAAATTTAAAATTGTAGTGACCATGTTGTTAACTGGATTACAAGATCCTTCAATTGTTATTCCTTGATTTACTGGGTTAGGAATACCTAACCAATTACCTAATCCTGCATCAATTAACCAATAAGGGTCTCCATTAATTTCTAAATCTACTGTTATCATGTCATTTCTCGAATGTATGAGAGTTTCGTTCCATTGAGAAGCAACCGAAGAAGCAGTATCTCTGTTGCCGCCGCCGCCAGCAAGCTGCGGAGATTGATTCTGTGGATTATCTCTTGCTACACCAGAACCCGTTTCTTGACCCATAGTAACACCATTGGCGCTACCAGTATCAGTTGTAGTTGCAGTCTGTGTTTCGGGTGTAGAAGATGAGTTTTGTCCGCCTAAAATTTGACTTAAATTTCTTTGTGCTCTAGTAGCTTGTGCACCAGTATAAAATGACTGATTAAAATGTAAATCAAAATTAATTATTTCGCTGTTTTCTCCAGTATAGATATAATTATATGCTTTTAATGCATTTGATTGTTGACCTAGTTTATCCCAAATACTAGATGATGTTGGAGCAGAAAACACTGTTGCCGGAACACGATAAGGTACTACACGATAAACATAAATTTTAGGAGATTGTCCAGTAACTAATCCTCCAAATAAACTAGAGCTATTATAAACATGAGTATGAATTCTAAACCACTCATAATCGCCCGTTTTATCTGCTTTTTGTTGAATTGCGTCTCTTCCCCAATTACTAGCTAGAACTACTTCTTCAATAATATCTGTTATTTTTGTAGCATTTTTAAAAGTAAATGTTTCTAAATCTTCACCTACTGTAATATTACCTCTAGTAAAAGTACCTGGAGCATCTTCGTTTTCTACAAATGCTGCATCTTGAAAGCCTGGTGCAACAGCCGTTTGGGTTCCATACAAATTCATTTCTGAATTACCAATTGCGTTAATATCGATAGCAGCAGTTTGTTTTAGTTGATCTGCTAGTGGACTACCTAACACTTGTGCGCCGGGAAGTTCTGCTAATTTTTCTTGTAAGTCAGCTGGTATTTCTCCTGCATCACTACCTCGAATACTTTCCCATAATTTTTGAAACTGATCTGTTGCGCCGGCCGAAATCGTTGCTGTATTACCAATAGGCGGTCCTGATAAGCTGCCAATAATTGACTGATTTGGAAAACTGATAATATAAAAGTCTTCTGCAGGTTTTTGATCGGCACTAACTTGTTCACTTTGCAATGTATTAATCTTAGAAGCTAAACTTTCTGCGCCAGTTTGTAATAATTCTGCAACTGTTCTGCCTTTAAGTTGGACGTCAGTTGTTACTGCATCAACTTGATCTATTAAGGCAGTTTCATTGTAAGGCACAGCTTTAACACTATAAACTGCACCAGATTCTGTAACATCCATATCACTCTTTACTAGTTTAATAGGAATGTGTCTTTTACTAAAAAACGGCTCTTTAACATTTCCTTCATCATCATAGCCAATAAATTCTATACTAAGCAAAAATGGTGCTTGAAGATAGTTAGGATGCCCTGCAACTAACGCCGCTGTTCTTAAGTTATGGAAAAATTGTCCCATACTATATGGTTCAATTACTTTAAAATCAATTGAAGTTGCATTGCTAAGGCGTGTACCAGGATTTGGTGCTAGGTGATTTTTTATTTCAACATCTTCAATAAAAAATTCTACCATGCCATCAACTTCATATATTGAAGGAACTTTATTCCCACCGGTACCTCCACTTTTAATAATTTTAAGTAACGGTCCAACTGTTCTATAACTTAATGGAAAATTTAATTCTAAATTAGTTAATGCGCCTAACGTAAAAATATAGTTATAACTTGCAAATTGATTTAGTTCATTTCTATAAGGAGGAAATCCTCTACCTAAAAGAGATAACGCACCGCCAAGACTAGGATTTTGAATTAGATCAACAACTTGTTTAGTTTTTTGTGCAACGTCAATTACAGGAGCAACTGCTTCTCCTATTGCTCCAGCAACTATTCCGCCGACTGCTCCGCCTACTTCTCCTACAATTACATTTCCAGTATTAAGAGCGGCAGATCCTGCAGATTTTACTGCATTTGATGCAGTGGTAGTAATTGTATTTCCGCTTGGTGTAACTACAGGTTGTAAAAGTTCATTTAACTGTTCTGCCATATTAGGCTCCTAAATAAGATGTCAAGTTTGGTCCTTTAGGTAAAAATATTTTAACTCCAGGAACAAGATCATTAATTGGATCTTTTAGTATATCCATATTTCTCTGTGAAAAAACCCACCATAGATCCTTTGTTCCGTACAAATCATATGCTAATAGATCTGGTCTAAAAGCATATTGAGGTTGCACAGTATATAATATGTCATCATCTTCAGCTGGAACAGGTCTGATACTTAGTATATCTAAATATTGATCATTAACTGTCATTGTTGTATGCCACGGACTTGTAGATTTATATACTGCTGTCATTAGATAAATCCTTTTCCATCAACAATATATTGTCCATTAACAAACGCATCTAAACTAAAATTAGTAACACTATTTCTGCTGTATGTAGGTTGTACAACTACTGATATAGAACTGCGAGTAGGTACCCAAGTACCATTTTCGCCTATTCCTACTTGAATATAATCAACATCGTTTGGAAGTTCAACTGTAAACATCTGAATAGTAACTGGAACATCTTTAAAAACAAAATCTCCATATCCGTTTAGTTTTACTACAGGTGGTGGAGACCCTTGATTTGAACTAGCACCGTATGCCATTTTAGTAATCGATCTTAAGTAATGTGTTGCTGCAACCCAATACTGGCCTTCTAATTCATTTTCAATAAAAAAATCTCCTATGATTGTCATAGCATTCACTTGACTGTTCTGATATGCTGGAAAGGCATAATTACTATGAGTAGGATGTAAAGAATTGTAGTTAGCACTATGTTCCATAATAATTTGAGGAGTATAAGGAAACATAAATCCGTCAGTTTCAAGTAGTGGTTGCAATACTGGACTTGTTTTGTATGAATTTGGCACAGATAATCTTACACGCCAATCTAAGTCAACTTTTGAACCCCAATTTGCTGCTGTAAACCCAATGCCACCAGTAGGAACTGCTCCAGGTAATAAACCAAATGCTCTTAGAGCTTTGCCAAAGCCTGTATCAGAAATACTGTCAGTAACGGATTGAATAGGTTTTGTAATAACAGTATTGACGATACCTTCGCCTGCTTCTAATGCACTACCTACTAAGTTTTCTTGACTACTTGTTGGATCATTTGCCATGCTTGTCTCCTATAGTATTATTTAGTTGACAAAATTATCTACGTATATTATAATGTAATGATTAATAGGAGAAATTATGAGGAAAGTAAATTATCTCAATAATAAAGACATTTTAAAAGAGATACACAAATCAAAATCAAAGTTTTCTAGCTTTGTTGATCCTGAGTATGCTCAATTTGATATTATTTTAGACGATATTGACAAAATTAACATTAGAACCATTGCTGAAGCAAAACGCAATAAAGCAAAACGACTAAGTGATGCTGATTATCAGGCTCGTAAACTAGCAGGCGAAAAAGTTAAACAAGCAGATTGCGAAGTAGACTATAAAAAGATTACAAAAGAAGAATTAATTTTTAGGATTATGACATTTGAACATATTCCAGACGAGCCAGGACGTAAAAAAAATCCTAAAACTGTAGCGGATACAAAAATTAAACTAAATTTTCCACCTTTTCAACATTATAAATTTAATGACGAAGGCGAATTAGTGCTTGTAGGCAAAAGTCATTGGGTTGGCGGCATGGATAACGGACATTTTAGTAAAAGTCATGCTCAAGCAACAGAAAAATTAGCTCGAATGTGGATGAAATTGTGCGATCGTTATGCAACACGCGGTAATGTTCGCGGATACACTTATAATGACGAGATGCGAGGACAAGCAATCCTACAACTTGCACAGATAGGACTACAATTTGACGAATCTAAATCAAATAATCCGTTTGCTTACTATACTGCGGCAGTTACAAACTCGTTTGTTCGTGTAATCAACCTTGAAAAACGCAATCAAAACATTAGAGACGACATTTTAGAGATGAATGACATGAATCCTAGTTATACTAGACAACATAACGCAGAATGGGACGCTGCTATGGCTAGAGAACAACAAGAAAATCCGAAAAAAACATCTTGACAGTAATAATTTATGACGCTATACTATTAGTGTGATAATAATGGAGAACATATTTTGTTTAAAAAAGCGGCTGTCTTTACAGACATACACTTTGGCTTAAAAGGCAACAGTAGAACACACAATGATGATTGCGAAGAGTTTGTTGACTGGTTTATCGAGCAAGCAAAAGCAAACGGATGCGAAACAGGCATTTTTTGCGGTGACTGGCACCATAATAGGAATAGTCTTAACCTTACTACTATGGATGCTACTATTCGCAGTCTTGAAAAACTAGGCAAAGCGTTTGACAAATTTTATATGTTTGTTGGTAATCACGACTTGTATTACAAAGACAAGCGTGATGTAAGCTCAACTATTTTTGGAAAACATATTGAAGGTATCACCTTAGTAGATGAAATCTACGAAGAAGAAGATGTTGCACTAGTTCCGTGGCTTGTAGGAGAAGAATGGAAGAAGATTGAAAAGATTAAAGCCAAATATATGTTTGGACACTTTGAACTTCCAAGTTTTTATATGAACGCTATGGTACAGATGCCAGATCACGGTGATTTAAAACCTAGTCACTTTAAAAATCAAGAGTATGTGTTTAGTGGTCATTTCCATAAACGTCAAGTGCAAGGCAAAATCCATTACATTGGCAATGCATTTCCGCACAACTACGCAGATGCATGGGACGATGAACGTGGTATGATGATACTTGATAGAGAAAATAACAAAGAACCAGAATACATCAACTGGTGGAACTGTCCTAAATATCGCACAACAACACTAAGCAAGTTACTAGATCCTAATGCAGACATTATTAAACCTAAAATGTACTTGCGTGTTACGATCGACTTACCTATCAGTTACGAAGAAGCACAATTTATCAAAGAAACTTACATTTCTACACATGGTTGTAGAGAAATTACACTTATTCCGCAAAAACAAATTGAAGAAATTACAACAGACTTAGATATTTCAGCATTTGAAAGTGTTGACGAAATTGTATCTAAAGAAATTACTGCAATTGACAGTGACAATTTTAACAAAAAGATGTTACTAGACATCTATAATGAGCTATAAATGATTAAAGTAAAAGATCTTACAGTAAAAAACTTTATGAGCGTGGGCAATCAGACCCAAGCAGTAGATTTTAATAGAGAGAAGTTGACGTTAGTGCTAGGCGAAAATCTAGACCAAGGAGGTGACGACAGCGGGTCTCGTAACGGAACAGGCAAGACAACAATTATTAATGCATTAAGTTACGCCCTCTATGGAACAGCACTAACTAACATTAAGAGAAACAATCTTATCAATAAAACTAATTCAAAAGGTATGGTAGTTTCACTTGATTTTGAAAAAGACGGTGTAAATTATCGTATCGAACGCGGTAGGTCACCAACTTTTTTAAAGTTTTTTGTTAATGATCAAGAACAAGAAGCAGAAGATGAGTCGCAAGGAGATAGTCGTAAAACACAAGAAGCAGTAAACGATTTATTAGGTATGTCGCACGACATGTTTAAGCATGTTGTAGCTCTTAATACATACTCAGAACCGTTTCTCGCAATGCGAACAAATGACCAACGTGCTATTATTGAACAGTTACTTGGTATTACTATACTGTCAGAGAAGGCAGAAAATCTTAAAGAGCAAATTCGTTCTACTAAAGAATCTATTACAGCTGAAACATTAAGAATTGAAGCAATACAAACTGCAAATGAAAAAATTAGTGCTACTATTGTTAGTTTACAAAGTACTCAACGTGCATGGAATGCTAAAAAGCAGCAAGATCTTGCAAAATTACAGCAAGGATTAGACGAATTAGAACATTTAGACATTGAAGCAGAACTAGAAGCACATGAAAAATTATCTAATTGGACCGAACATAACAACGCAATTACGGCTCTTAAAAAAGAATTAAGCACATTAGAGAGTGCATTACTACGTGCCGACAAGTCTGTTGAAAAGGCGGAAAAAGACATCGCAAATCTTGAAGATGCTACTTGTTATACGTGCGGACAAGCACTGCATGACGACAAAAAAACAGAAATTGAAACAAGAAAAACTAAAGAATTAAACGATGCATTAGCATATCAAACAGAAGTAAATGATAAAATTAGCGGCGTAATGAAAAGTCTTAAAGAAATTGGAGACATTAATGGGCGTCCGGTAACTTTTTATGAAAACTCAAAAGAAGCATATGATCATCGCACTAATGTTGACGGATTAAAGCAAGCTCTGCTTTCAAAAGAAAACGAAGAAGATCCTTATCAATCTCAAATTGACGAATTGAATAATAGTGCAATGCAAGTTATTGAATGGGATCAAGTAAATGAACTTAATAATCTTAAAGATCATCAAGAGTTTTTACTAAAACTGCTTACAAACAAAGATAGTTTTATCCGTAAAAAGATTATTGAGCAAAACCTTGCGTATCTAAACAATCGACTTACATATTATCTCGATAAGTTAGGTTTGCCGCATCAAGTTGTGTTCCAAAATGATTTAAATGTTGAAATTACTCAACTAGGACAAGATTTAGACTTTGATAACCTATCGAGAGGTGAGCGTAACAGACTTATACTAGGTATGAGCTTTGCATTCCGTGATGTTTGGGAAAGTTTGTATCAAAACATTAACTTGTTATTCATTGACGAGTTGATTGATAGCGGTATGGACACTGCTGGTGTTGAAAGTGCGTTAAGTGTCCTTAAAAAGATTGCACGTGAAAGAGAAAAGAATATTTTCTTAATCTCACATAAAGACGAGTTAGTTGGAAGAGTGAACACAATTCTCAAAGTTGTAAAGGAAAATGGATTTACAAGTTATGAGAATGATGTTGAAGTAGTAGAATGAAAATACGTATAGGTACTAGAGGTAGTAAATTAGGTATAGCATATGCAGAAAAAGTTTGCAAAGAGCTTCCGTATGACACTGAAATTATTACTATTAAAACAAAAGGTGATTTAAATCCAGACACTCCTGTTTCAGAAATAGGAGGCAAAGGTATTTTTTGTAGTGCAATTGAAAAAGAATTGTTAAACGGAAATATTGATATTGCCGTACATAGTTTAAAGGACATGCCCGGAGACGTCGAAACACCGGGCTTAGTAGTAAATTCTGTTCTTAAAAGAAATAGCGCACATGATGTTATAGTTGGAAAAGTAAATTTTGGATGTACAATTGGTACTAGTAGTCCTCGACGAATAGCTCAATTAAAAGACCTTTACAATAACCTAAATATTATTATCAAACCTATTAGAGGAAATATTGATACTCGACTAGAAAAACTTGATAGCGGCGAATACGATGCTATTGTGTTAGCAGAAGCAGGATTACAGACACTTAATATTAATAGAACATGGATTAAAATTCCTATAGTACCTGCAATTGGTCAAGGTATTATTGCACTACAAACAAGAGAAGACGACGAAGTTATAAATGAAATTGTAAAGAAAGTTAATCATAAAACTACATATGCGCAAGCCCAATTAGAACGAGCATTACTAAAAGGTATTGGTGGTGATTGTACTACAAAAGTAGCTGCACATGCGACTGGTAGTAATCCTATTACCTTAAAGGCAATGTATTATGATTAATGACGATACACATGACAAATTAACCAAAGCATACATGGAATACTTTAAGGCCAACGAAGCATTTGAATCAAGAAAGTCTCATCGTACCCATGCAGCAAGTAGAAGATTCCTAAGGCAAATTAGAGATTTGGCAAAAGAACGTATGGATGAAATTCATAAAACGTACCAAGCCAAAAAAGAGGCAGAGAAAAAATAGGCACAGGTAAGTAAGTTCATGCAGTGGACTTACAAAGGCAAAGTAATAGATAAAATACCAGACGAGTATGAAGGCTTTGTATATCTCATAACCAATCTTAAAACTGGGCAAAAGTACGTAGGCAAAAAACTAGCAAAGTTCAAAACAACAAAACCTC